GGTATAGTATAAAAGGGAATTGGGGGTACTCAGTTTCACTGATAAAACAATCAAGGTTTACACTGAACAGTGTGTAAACCTTGACCGTTAAACTCATGCAAAGGTTTTATGAAATTGTTTCTATCAGGTTGAACCGCTTGCTTTTATGGAGGTTGCCTCCTATCTTGTATTTAAATATTCTTCAACCTGCGGTTAAAATTATAAATGATGTTTTTAGGAAAATTTGAGTTACTTAACTATGGTTGTTTATTTTGATGAATAATTTATGCAAAACTGAGTACCATTGTTAAAACTTTAATAGTTACTTAAAGTTACATTTAAGTAACAGATATGTTTACAGTTCTATCCGAACCTCTGCCGATTCTTGTTAGCTCAATTTTGCTTTGGCCATAATCGATAACAGCAACGTCAAAACATTGTTCGTCTATTGTGTTTGCAACTGCACCTGCTACCTCTGAGTAAGTATCACATGATGTTATAATAATTGGAACACTGCCGTCTCCGTAATAGTCAATAACAGCATCTTTATGTGCGTGTCCACAGAACATTGCAACAATCTTTCCCTTATATGGTTCAATAATTGACATAATTGATTCATGTTCTGGTGTAAGTGTTCCGTCAGCATTTTTATAAACACCATGATAGATTATAACAACTTTGAAATTATCATCTTTTGCAAGAACTGTTTCAATCCAGTTTTTTCTTATTCCAATTGGATGTGACCAATCTAAGCATAAATATCTTGTTCTTGTTCTTGCATGGTCAACATAAAAATCATTTTTGACTTTAACATCTGAATAAATGTTTGAGTATTCTTCCCATATCCAATGTATGTTTGATTTGTTCGTAAATGGCGCGTATAACAAGTTATATTCTTCTTCTTTAGTAAATTGGTCACTTATTATTGAAGAATCAACAATATTTGCGTCATGATTACCATTTACTGTGAAATAATCATAACAAGGAATTTGCATGATAGCATCAGTGAATGCTTTTATTTCCGCTACAGCGTTGCTTTTGGTGTTTGAATTATATACTAAATCGCCACCACCTATAACTGTTTTAATTGGACATGATTCAAGAATTTTTTTAATTAATGCAGGGCTGTGTTTTTTGTTTGCTAACCAATGAACATCTGTTATAAATACAAATGATTCTATGGATGTTCCATAGGTTCCCTCTGTTTTGTTACTGTTAATATCTGTATTTATTTTGGTTATCGCATTATTTAATTGCGTATTAAAATAATCTGGTACAGAATAGTTAAATAAACCCGCATTTTCTACACTGCTTATTTCTCTCTTTGTTATGTCTATTATTTTTACGTCCAAAACGCAATTTGAATAAGTGCCAGCTCTTAATACAAGACACACCATATTAGGTACTACGGAGCATTCCCAGATAGAACCATTTCCTGGACTTATGTTTAAACTTTGGTCAATAGTTCTAATTGTAAAGAAAGCCGGATAAGTATTTGATTGGTCTGAAATTACAAAATTGCCTGAAAGCAAGTTACATACAAATTGATATTTATGCCCTATAATAAAATCGGTCAAATTATCGACATACCAATCTGGTTTTGCCGCGTATGTTGGACTTGCACCGCGAAAATCTAAAACACCAGTTAGCGAAAATCTTGTTAAGTCTGAAGCTATGGGGCCGTCAGCATAAAACAGATTGTTGAATCGTGAGACATTTGCGGTATTATAAGATGCGTATTTTCCATTTAATCTGCCAAGATCTACAATGTAATTATTTTCATTATCCACAACATTTTCATAGATAATTGATTCCTTTAAGTCACTAATGTCCTTGGTGTTCTGTTGAATATTATCCAGATTTTCCTGTATATTATTCACCAATTCCTCGACATTGGATTCACTTTGTGCGGCATTTTCTGCACTTGTTTCAGCATTTGTTGCGCTTGTATTAGCTTCATTTGCTTTAGTTGTAGCTGTACTTGCGGCTGTCTGAGCGGCACTTCTGTCAGTAGCGGCAAGGGTAGCACTCTGACTTGCGCTTGCCTGTGCAGTTTGAGCCGTGATAGCACTCTGAGCGGCTTCATTAGCTTTAGTGTTAGCATTTGTAGCGGCTGTACTTGCATTATTAGCACTTGTCTGTGCCGCCTGTTTTGCTAAATTAGCGGCATCTCTTGCATTCATAGCGGCAAGTGAACTTTCGCTTGCATTAGATGCACTTGTTGCGGCATTAACAGCACTTGTATTAGCAGCTGTCTGAGCGGCTTCAGCACGTTCGGCATAGCTTGCCAACTGGTCAATATCATCAAAGAAGTTATTAACATAAGTCTGAAGTTCAATAAAAGCATCTTTCAGAGTAAGGACATTTTCAGTATCAGCGTTAACATTATCAATAACGTCATTAAGCTGTACAACCATCTTGCCAAGAACTTCATAATAACTAAGACTATCATCATAAACAAGAGGTAGCACCTTCTGGCACCAGAACCTAAAATTACTAAGGCTCTTTGTAGGTTCTAATGAAGGATTAATATTAGACGGCATACTTTACACCTCAATTTTCCATAATTCGGACAATGCTTCTTGTACTCTGTGCAGTAAAAGTACCGCTCACGTTATCAGCATCGTTAATACCAACAATAGAAACAGTTCCATTATTATAAGTAATGCTTGTAACATTTCTCAAGCTAATAATTGAGAAACTATTTCTATCCATAATAATAACTCTCATACCATACTCCTTTCACCAAATCAGCATGAACAAATCATTCAACTCTCTAATTACATCCATATCAATATTAAGCAAATTATCCCTAAAATCCTTAATCATTCTGGCATAATTAACGCCTGCAGATTTGCCCATTACATGTAGCACATAATCTTCTGTACTCTTACTGGTTTCAGTATTCATACCTTCATCTTTATTATTCTCGGTAAAAACATCAGTTCTTTCTGAAACTCTCTTGGTAGCAGAAGTATTATCACCAGTAACAGTTTGCTGATTAGTTTCTGATTGTTTATTCTCCGATGCACTCGCACCAGTAGTTTCACCGTTTTCATTGGTCATTTCCGTGTCAACGATATTTCTGGCATTAGTCAAATAATTAAGGTTTCTTACATTATTTAACGTACCCTGTGGAGTATCAGAATAGGCATCGTCTCTCTGGTAATCTCTTGTTGCGGAGTTCTTACTTCTGCCAGTATTGGTTTCACTGCCAGTATTTTCAACGCTTCTTTCACCAGAAGTTGTTGCTCTGTTAGTATCAGCTGTAGTTTCATCCCCTACATTTTTACTTGTGCCACTATTGTTTCTCTCACTAATCCTACTATCAACATTTGTATTTTCACCTGTTTTACGACCAACGTGAGTAGTGGTCATATCAACATCGTAAAGCGGATTATACGTATACAATTCACTATTATAGAGCTTATTGTAATACGGCATGATTTCATTCAGCTTAGTCTGAAGCTTTAGTTTCCACAACCCATAGGTTTCCAATCCAATCTCTCTGGTATAATAGTGTCTAATTATTTTAGTTTCCAGAGGAACACGATAATTTTCATCAAAGATTGGAAAATCGAAATCAAAAATATGCGGTAATGCGGCAGTAATAACTTCATCCACATCAGAGAAACCAACTGATTCAGTTTTACCTGCTTCAGTTTCACAAATGAATCTCAATTCAGTAGTATATTTACTCATTTGCCTTATCCCTCTCTTCTGGATTAATACTATCACTGTCTTCAGCATCCACGATCTCTTGGAAGTCTTCTCTATAGTCGCACTGGATATTCAGACCAAACATTTTATTAATCTGTTCACAAGCCATACGTCTACTCTGCAAACGTGAGTATCTACTTGCAATTGTACCACCTTGGTTTCTGGTAACCTCATCAGTGATCAACCTTTCACGCTTTGTGATATTAACATTACTAATACCAAGATAAGTAAGTGCTTCATTCCATTTCTGTGTTTTCAGAGTATAAAGCTTATCTGCAACGTATGGGGCATCTGTCTTCAGCACACTAAGCGCATTCGGATTCAGCCCTTTATCCCCATAAATAACAGGCTTGTTCCCATCATAATCCATATACAGATTTTCAAGGGTCAATCTCTGATTCTCATCGCATCTAATCAGAATAGGTGTTTTCTGAGCATTAGCGTTAACACTGATTGCCCTGTCAAGATTATACAGTTCCCTTGCGAACATCCTAACATCGAGCATACTATTTTTATGCAACATATTGTTATAAATGATAACGCTATTTTTATCATCCAGTTCCCTGTTATAACCATTAACAGCGTATGCCCTTCTTCTGATAGGAATCCTGTAAACATTCAGAGGCCCACTGATAGCGCACTGAAGAGCCAAATAATCTTCGACTTCATCCTTGAAAAAGACAGCCATTCCGTTAGCGAACAGGGTCAACTCAAGGAATCTCGGGTCTATTGTATCTGGCAGGTTACGCCATTCAAACATAGAGATAGACAATTCTGTTAGGCGGTCATAGTATTGAATATAGGATGCGTTATTTAGATCAGCACTTTCCCAAAATTCTCTATCTCTTTTACGTCTGCCCATTGATTAAATTCCTCCTTTCTATACTGGTCTGTTATCTAACCCGTAATAGCCGACTTCATTGGGGTTGTGCCAAATAGTAATTCCGTGATTAAAAGCGGCATTCATAACTTTAAGATACGGGTCTGGAACACCAAGAGCATCAACAGTATTACCAATAGTCTTGACATAGTTCCAATGTGGTCTACCAGTAATGTTAGGTTGTTTAACTTTGTGCGTAGCATAACCAAACATATCAAAATAGTCGTCAATGATTTTTGCATATTCAGCGCGGATTGAAAGTCGTTCAGCTATAAAGTTTTTGAACCCCATTCCGTAATCAGCCATAGCTGTCTGAGTACCATTTTGCTGTGGTGGTTTAGTGCTAATATCACGAAGTTGTGCTATAGAATTAGCAATTCCACTAAATGAGTCAACAATCTGGAAACCACTTGAACCGCTCAATGCTTGCATATCTGCGGCTGTAATACCTGCTCCACCAGATGGTGACGGCGAAGGATTATACATTGGGAAGCCTACCGCAGTAGATGGGGATGCAGAGGGAGTCATAAGGCTTGCGCCACCAGTTCCAACAGCGGCAACCACACCAAGAGCTGCAGAAGCGGCTTGGCCTATCATTTTAGTAGGAAGTGATGCGGCATTCTGCGCAAGATATACTTTAAACACATCAGCGTTCCAACAGCACTGTGGAAATTCTGAAATGGTTAGTCTAAATTCTCCACCATTTGTAGCTGTTCTCCCCGCATAATTAGAAGGTATTAATGTAATTGATGGTGAAGGTATCAAAGCTTCACGCAATATAAAGTTGCATTGATTACCCGCATCTTCAAAAAATTCGTATCTGTAATCAGCACCTTCTACATCTGTTTGAATGTGCAATAAATTATAGGGGTAACAATATAGCTTATTATTTTTTGGAATATAACCGTCTAACCCTCCCCAAATTTTAGGAAGTTGTTTGTTTTCCTGCGTAATATCGAATGAAGCGGGAATAAATGGGCATATATAGATAGCAAAAATTCCATCTTTTTTATTTGCGTTTATTACGCTTTCCAAAAATGCCTTTGCTTGAGCCGCACCTGTTCTTCCAATTATGTTCAAACCAGTGAATACACCAGACACAAGCCTATCGCTACCCTTAAAATCACTAAATGTGGCATCATCATTGAAATTTGTGTAGAATAAAATTTGAACGCCAGTATTTGATGGTTGTAAAACTGTTTCAGAATTTGATATATATTCACCTTGTTCAAGATTTTCTGGAATAGTATTTGCCCACATTGTATCTGTGTTATCATGCTCACGATCAACAAACACATTAAGTAATCTTACATCAAACCAAAATGTCTGGAATACATCTATCTCATAACTGATTTCAGTTGTAATATTATTAATGTAATACCAACCAGTAATAAAGGCATAAAAGAATTTATCTTCAAAATTATTATTTCTGAAGTAAAGGTAGTTGCACTGTATTGCTTCTTCCATTGTGCATTCAATTCTCAACCTACCACTCATAACTCTCTGATAACTATTAACAGAAACCACTTTATATCTTTTGCTATAAAAATATGCCCACTGTGCATTAGCATCAGCAAAGTCAACTGTATGGTCATAGCTTGAATCAAGAGGAACATCTCTGCAAAGCACAATATCAGTATTAGGAACAATATATGCCATAGCTTTCTCCTTTCCTTAGAAATGAGGGAAGAGAGATTATCCCTTCCCTCTTATAAAAATTACTGCTTGGTAAATGTAACAGTAGCACCAACAGCGGCAGACGCAACTGTAATAGCAGTGCCAGTGTAATCTGCATCACCGATCTTTGCAATAGGTGTAACACTGGTCTGGCCATCAGGCACAATGAATGCGCCATACTTGTGTACTGCAATGCCAGCTTCAGTAGAATCTTCATCCTGCACGAATACAACATTCTTATCAGCAAGGGTTGCAGTATCGGTAAGTTCAAGAGTGATAATCTTAGCCGCTTCAGAATCGATCACACTTGCGATTGTTGCGGTGAAGGTTGCAGGAGCAGTGATGGTAGCACCATCATCGACAAAGACAATAGCATTGGAGAACGGGGAGAAGGAAACTGTCTTCCACACATGGTAGAAGTAATTCCAGTACATACCGCTTGCCACATACTTTTCATCAAACTGTGCAAGGTTATCATAAATCTGGAACCACTCTTCATCGACAAGTACAGCTTTCACGTCTGCCATGAGAGCAAGTTCTGCGGCTGTAACTTCTTCCATCATATCGCTGTTGGCACGAATAATGTCAAAGCGGTCATTGTCAAAAGTGGTGAAGTCATCAATAAGCATAAGTCTGCCCATGAAGTCAGCCTTATCCATATTGAAAGCGGCGGCAAGAACATCAACATCATACTGTGCATTGAATTTGGCATCCATGAAGATGTACTGATCACCCCTTGGAGTTGCTGTATGAACACCTGCGGCATTATACTTGTCACTCATGAAGGTAATCATATTGGAGTTGCCACGGAAAGCAACAGCGGCTTCACTCATTTTGGTTGCATCAAATGCAACGGGGTACATCTTACCATGTGCAACAGCTTTGATGATAAGGTATTTGAAAAGAAGGAACTCATCGTATTCAGCACCAGTATAGATAGCATCAACGATTCTTGCAATCAAATCCTGCACACCATTTTCAGAGAGGAAGGCAGTTTTAAGATCATTGTTCTGAATGGTAATCGGATATTCGACACGATAATTCATCGTGTGGAACGCAGTACGCACATCGGGAAGGGTGCGCTTCAGTTCACGCTGTTCAGCTTTCTCTGGGGAGAACTCACGTGCCTTTGCAATCTGAACAAAGACTTCTTCAACAGTTTCACCAAACTCAAGATAACCTTTCTTGAGCATAGCGTAAGCATTGTTAAAGGTTGCACTCTTAACTCTTACGCTTGCAATGCGATTAATGAGAGAGGAAAGAAACTGGTTGGCAAGATTGGGATAGCCATACAGCACTTCACCAACTTTGGGAATGTCTCTTACATCGCTAATCTCTGGAACAAGAGACTGGTATTCCATGCTTGCATTTGCTCTGATAGTATTCAGAATATCGAGAGTAGAAGCATTGAGATTAGTCATAGCAATACGTCTGGGCATAATGTTTAATCTCCTTTACTTAAATAAGTCTTCGAACCTGTATTTCTTAGGTTCTGGGTCGCCCGCATCAAGCGGGTCTTTTTCATCTTCTACGGGATTGAAAAATCTGTCATGGTACTTCTGCCGCCATTCTTTGTCAATGCGTTCGGCTTCAGCTTTCCAATCTTTACCGTCTGGTTTTGCTTTACTATTAAGATCATCATAGGTATCAGTTACATCTTCAATGAGTGATAATGTTGCATCGTCTGTGTTATCACCAAAGGTCTGCTTCAATGATGCAAGCAATTCTTCTTTTGTCTTGATAGCCATTGTCTCTATTCCTTTCTTTTAAAATGGATAACGGATGTAGAAAAATAATGGAAGTTTACGTGACGGAGTAGGAGTAGGTGGTTCTGGTGGTTCTGGAGGTGCTACACCACCAAGGTAATCATACCAGTAATTAGCATCAGTAATTCGCACTTCATCCCATGTTCCTCTTTCATAACAGTGGAAAAAAGTTCTTACAAGAAATGCCACACTTTTATTTTGCGCATTTGTGTAAAAATCTGAAAATGTCATACCATAGGTAGCTGAAGCATCTGGTAGCCATTCTCCCCCGCCAGAATCAGAACATATCCAGTGAAGATACCTGCACTGTGCATCACCATCATGTGGTTGACCTGCTTGGTTGCTATAGTTTGGAGCATAAGTAGATAACGCTTGCGCGTATGATCTGTGCAAATATTTACCTGCGGGGTCTTGCTGAAATAAACCATAAGCATGATTAAAATATCGTGGTGGCGGATTAGGGTTAGGTTCTCTTTCATCTATCCATTGCGAGTTTGAAGCAAGAACATTATCACTTCCCCATCTCCAAGGGTTATAGCCAGACTCACCAGATTGGTTGCCAAGTGCGGCGGCAACAGCTTCAAGACTCCATCCCAAGCTATTCATCACACCATAGAACATTTCAGCATTATCTTTTGCTTCATTAGAATTTCTGCCGTATGCTCCTGTTGCTTTAGCGTGCCATTGTGCCATAACTTACTCCACAAAATTAATAATCAAAGCGCCATACTTCTTTAAATCCAAATCAACTTCCATAATTTGTTTCTGTTCATTCGTTACTTTCGGTTCATCCGCAACGATAGCATTCTTCAGCATATTGTTCACAACCTTCTGCACAGAACTTGCATTATACCCTGCGTTTGTAAGGCGAACTATTCTATCGTCATCGACTCCCCATTTCCCTTCAATCACTTCAAGGGCAACTTCTCTTTCAGTTTTCACTCTTACGGATTCTCCCACTTATCCAGAAGTTTCTGAATAACCAGAGTGTTGTTATTCACTGCTTCTGAAAGTTTGTTGATTTCCTCTTTATGCTGTTCTTGCTGTTTATTGATGTACCAAAAACATACACAAGCAACGGCAATCGGAAATCCTAACTGCGAAATGATTTGAGCTATTGTATCCATGATAAATCCTCCTTCCCTATGGAAATTATACCAAAAAGCTTGCATTTTGTCAAGAAATATGTTATAATTCATATAAGAAAGTTGGTGTTTCGATAATGGGGCAATACTATGACGGTACTAAACTCCTGTCCATGCTTGATGTAAACGGAAGAAAACCAGAGTTGTACCTATGCACAACAAACAGAAGTGGTGGTAAAACTACATACTTTCGCAGAAGGAATATCAACCTATTTAAAAAGAAAGGGGTTAAATTCTGCGAAGTTTACAGATATAACTATGAACTTGATGATATAGCTGATAAAATATTCAAGGAGATAGGTCAACTTTTCTTCACTTCAGATGATTTCACAGTTAAGCGCAGAGCGCATGGAATCTATTATGAGTGTTTCCTTAATAATCTTCCATGTGGTTATGCTATAGCATTGAACAATGCTGATACCTTGAAGAAGTATTCACACCTCTTCTCTGATACTGGTCATATGTTCTTTGATGAATTTCAATCTGAAACAAACCACTATTGCAGTAACGAAATTCAAAAGCTTATTTCTATTCACACCTCTATTGCGAGAGGTCAAGGTAAACAGGTTAGGTATGTACCTATGGTATTGTGCGGTAACGCTGTCAGCCTTATTAATCCTTACTTTGTTGAACTTGGAATAAGTTCCAGACTCCGTGATGATACCAAGTTCCTCCGTGGTGACGGATTTGTTATGGAGCAAGGGTGGATAGAATCAGCCGCACTTGCTCAAATGGATAGCGCATTCAATAGAGCATTCGCACAGAATAAATATGTACAGTATTCAGCACAGAATGTGTATCTGAATGACAGTAAAGCATTTATTGAGAAACCAAAAGGGCAAAGCAGATACCTTGCAACCTTGCGCTATTGTGGTACTGATTTTGGTATTCGTGAATATGCGGAACAGGGAATTATATACTGTGATGACCATGCCGACAGTACATACCTAAATAGGATTACTGTAACCACGCAAGATCATGAAATAAATTATGTTATGCTCAAGCGCAATGATCTCTTCCTTTCTAATCTGCGCTACTACTTTGAGCAAGGTTGCTTCAGATTTAAGGATATGCGTTGCAAAGATGCAGTTCTTAAAGCACTCTCTTATTAGTATATCCCCCACGGCTATATTCAATGGGTCTTCTGGATAAGCACAGGTGAAATAAACTGCCAGACAGATCAGACGGACAGCTTACCGCATTGCGTAACCCGTGGTTTTGGATATTAAAATACCCCATAGACCTAAATCTATGGGGTATTGATTTTACTTGTCGAAGATTACTCCGTCTTTGACTATTACTTTGGTTATCCACACAGGTATCTTATTGTGCAAGTGATCATACTTTCTGGCGCATCTCTCTGCGGCTTTAAATGTCTTCTCCCATGTAATAATCTCATTGCCCACTATAACTACGTACATTCTTTTTCCTTTCTACCATTAATCTGGTTAACGTCATTGTGTTATCTTCTGGGTTATATTTTACCATATTTAACACAGCATCTTTCCCATAGAATTGCCTAACATGAAGGTAGGATTCTACAGCATCTTGTTCCTCATTTTCATGAAAAGCCATTTTAGGTTTTCCGTTCACAAAGAGCATATACTTAATCATGATTGGTTAAGATGTATGCAATGAACACAAAGATCAATAATGGCAATGCACTAAGATACATAAAATCACTCCCTTACTTGTGTTCCATACAAACTGCTAAGTGTTAATTTCAGTATAGCATAAAACGTACAATCTTTTGGGTCTCTACCTAATCTGCATTTCATCCAACAAGGGTCGTAATAATAGCAACCATAACATTTCTCATTACACATAATTTATCACCTCATTTCATACATACTATCTGTAAGTAATACTCCACCCCTTATGCGCTTCGGTAATAGCTTTCCAGATACTACTAACCCTACATCAAAATCTGTCAGTTCCCTCTTCTTTGAGAGGAACCACCTGTCAGCATCAGTAAGTTCATGCACATTGCCATCTTCATCAGTGTACTCTGTAGTATTCTCATCAGCTATAAATCCGCCCATTGAGAGTAGGAATAGTTCCTTACACTTCTGGGGCATTCCTGCACACTTTACATTGTAGTATGGTTTGTCAATAGGCTCAAGGTCTTCATGCGTGATATGCTCAATGTATGTTTTCTGCCTAACAAACCAACCTTCATCCCAACAGCTTTCAAGCTTCCAACAACAGAATTCTTTTGGGTCTACTTTGATACCTTTTATTTCGTCTGGCTGAAGATCACAATGAATGCTGTCTGTGTCAGCGTATATAAACCCTCTTTCGTCTTTACCATAATAGTTCTTTTGTGCGGCTCGGATTGTAAAATTTCTTGCGTAACTGGTAATGGCTGAACCTGCGGCTATATACACAGGTCTTTTGTTGTGCTGTGTAACTGTGTAAAAGCCTAATGATTTGTCTTCTTTCACGTATGCAACTTTGAAACTGCTGTCGGTACTGCTTGCAAGTTTGCCATAGAGATTATTCAAGAAAAGCTTTGCTAACTCTCGCATTGCTCCCTTGCTGTTCATTTTAATCTCTTTGTATTTATCAATGTAGATATCAAAAATGCCGATTGAAGAGAAGAAATAACAACCATCAAGAATTTCAAAATCTACAAGTTCATAATGTTCTTTAATAAGCGCAAAGTCTGTCATTGTTAGAGTCATAGTCATAAATGCCTGTTTAATATTACCATCTCTATCAATGTATTCAGTGTAATATTTCCCATCTTCTGGATTATAAATGTCTGACGTTTCAAGACTTTCTGTGGCTGTGTACATTAAACTACTCTTATTTTGAATGAACGGCAACTTACCTTCTTTAATATAGAACCTTGTTTTAATACGTACAAAATAATAAATCCACGGTTTTAATGCTTCATCTGGGATATAATTTCCTTGCCAGAATGTTGGTAAACCTATTGGGTAACTGTTACCGCTAATACTGTGCATCATAGAAGGGTACAAACTGTTAACATCTGCTGTTGTGCCATTGTACTTAATCTTCTTCTCCTTGCCTTTTGCAAGATAGCACCAACCACCGCGGTATGATTTTCGAATGTATTCATCAGCGTTCTTTGCCCCGTATGATTCATCTATCTCTATGTTAACAAGATTTGGAAAATATTCTTCATATAGTTTCTTACCAATTAATGTCCTATACTCTGCAAGGCAACAGCTTCCTATGGTTAACTTCTTGTGCCCTTGTTCAAATGTAGCTTCAAGTGCTTCCTTAACGACAAGAACATCATTTGCAATGTATTGCTGTTCTTCTGGTGTTATTTCACAACCTGCGTATCTGAATCCTTTGTACTCCATATCCAGTTTTTGATGTTTTGTTTTAAAACTTTCGCCTATTCTCTTGACAGTAAATGGTAACAGTTTTAAACTATCTCTTAATTCTATAATGTGGTCATGAGTTTTGATAATAACCCTGTACCATTGACCCATATCACTGATAGAATAAGTGAATGTTTTATTTTTCATCCTCTTAACAGGATACCACTCAAATTCGGAAGCTGGTTCATTTTCTTCTGGTTCATGTGCGGCATGATTAAAACCTTCATCAACTAATAGATAACTAAGCCAAAATGCGCCATCAAATTTAAGATTGTGGTAATAACAGATAATATCACTATCTAAGGATATGAAATACTTAAATTGCTCATCAATGCTGTGAAATATTTTTACATCTTCTGTGTACAATTCAACACAAGCACTTGCCCACACTTCTGTGTTAAGCTGACCTTCATAAACAGTAGTTTCAAAATCCCCCATGAAGTAGCGATAATTTCTGGTTTTCATTCTCCTTCATTCATTCGCTCCATCATGTCAGATATATCTTTGGATTCTGCTACTGTTAATGGCCTACCATAGAGAATTTCAGTGAACTTATTTATATCAATTTGTACACCTTCTCTGGCTGAATATTCTTTATACTTAGAACCACTACCATACAGAACGCGATTTACAATATCTATCAGGTCTCTTTCATGGTTAACACAATTTCTAATAACTTGTTCTCTTCCAAGTGAATTAATAGCGCCATCAAAAACACTTTTAAGAGTATTTCGGTCTGCTCTTTTAAGACGTTTTAATTCTTCTGACCATAATATTGATTCAGACCAATTATTAATTAAGTCTTCAATTTGTTGAAATGCTACTTCTGTTTCTCTTGGTAAACCTTGTTCTTTCTCTGCCTGTTCTCTTGCTTTCTTTCTTTGCTCTCTTTCACGTTCCATTCTTTCAAATTCTTGACGTTCCCATTCTTTGTATTCTTCCTCTGTTAATTCTTCTAACTCTGGGAGAGGTTCATTCCATTTCTTTTCCCACTCCTCTTCCTGTTTACGAAGAAGGTCATCAGCTCTTTGTTTTTCTAACTGTTCTCTTATTATTTCTTCCGCTCTTCTTTTTGCTTCATTTGCACGTCTTGTTTCCCAACCTTTGCGTGAAGCTTCTGACCGTTCCTGTTTTCTTCTTTCTGTACCAATGATATAACTATCTTTTAGTGGGTCATAATACTTTGCAAATTGGTAAATATTTTCTGCTACATTCTTTAATTTAGTAAGCTGTTTTTGTAGGACACGTTTAGGGGTTTCTTCTTTATAAATGTTATCAAGAGGGACATAACCACGTTTACCGATTCTTTTAAACTTTCTTTTAATCTCAGCAACCAGTTCCATATAAGCTGTCTGGTTTGCAGTAGGCTTTTTAGCCACATCTTTCATCCCCTTATAAAAAGAATACCCCACGGGTTAGCGTGGGGTTTATAAAACAGGTGCGCTTACAGAACAGAGCAAGTAATGAACTGCTTACCTTTGTAGTTCTTGCTGTCTTTGCGGTAAACTTCAATGCTGAAATCTTCTTCACCTGCCGACAGCATTTCGCCAGTAATGTCTTCCAGAGTGGTAAGGAAGGATTCAGAACCAGTGTTGTATTTTGTGCCGTCCTTGTCTACGACAACAACATTCTGGTAGTCCTTTCTGTCCTTGCTCTTTTCATTGTGAATCTCAAGAATGACATGATAGTCATAATTGATAACCACTTTACCCTCTGCCTGTGTAGCATTATCAAGATTAATGCTGTTGCTAAGGTCTTTGAGTTTGATTTTTTCTTTCGGTGAGAGTTCCTTTGTCGAACTTACAATGTTTACTTCGTAACCTTTCATTTTTCTGTTACTCCTTCTTTAATGTTAGTTTTCAGTTTTTTCGCGGGGAGGAAGAATCTTTGCGGCGGCAATGAATTCCTGTTCTGTCATGCCATACAGAGTTTCTTCGGTTTCTGCGCTCTGAACGTGCACGACTTTAACAGTTTCGCTGTTGATAAGAGGCTCAATCCGCTTCAGCATTGCCTTCTCATCCTTGTAGGTGCGGGGAAGAATCACTTCCTGTGTGAAGGGTTTTTCCTGCACAAGATCAAGGCAGAGAACTTTACACTTGGTTGTGGTAATCGTTCTTGTTACCATCGGCTGTCTTGCCATAATTTCTACTCCTTTCTTCAAGATTAAGATTAACGATTTGCTACCCTTGGGAATTGCACCCAAATGCTGACTACTGGTAGCATATAAATGGGATTACAGCGTAGTTAACCGACAGTAATCCCACCCACCAGCCATGAGCAGGTGTTTACGGAGGTACTCACCTATGTGGTACAAGAGTATAATACCACAAATCCAAGCAAATTGCAAGAGGAAAATGCTGAAATTGAGAACTTTTTTCGATATTGGGAAATATTTAACTATCGAGCAATTCCAATTCAAGAGGGTCTACTTTGCCTGTGTTTTCTTCAGCGAACATCCGTAAAGCTTTCGCAAGCATATAGTGATATGCTGATTGCAAATCTGCACAAGCAGTTTTGTGCGTACAGCCTTCACAGTTCATGTCTTGCGGGTCGTAATAGGAAGAATACTGTTCACAATGACCACATAATCCTCTGTTGATTACATCTGCTACAAATATTGCATCATCTTTGCGGTAGCTTGTAGATTTAATGGTTATCATGAAAATGCCCTCTTTTCTAACAATTCCATGCACTGTTCTGTAACCTTGCGCACAAAGGTGCATATTTCAAAGCTTGGGCAATCAACACAAGCAATCTTTTTGTGCGTACACTGAAGATTTTCAAGAGTAACTCTTGTTGCTATTAATTCCTGTGAAGTTAGAGATTCTACATCAAAAACCATTTTAGACCCCTTCTAAGCGATAATATTTCATTTTCTGAATGTTGAAAAAATACTCTGGGTAATTGCAAAAACCACTGTTTGCAAAACGTGATGTAGGCATACCAAAACCTTTTGAAGTGAGAAAACCTTCTAACCAAGGGGCGTTGTTAACATCTACAAAACCAAATTCATATTTGTTAGCCAAATCCCTGTTAGGAAGGTTTACAGTTACACTACAATATGGTTGAAAAAAATCCTGTGGGTCATCTTTTCGCCTTGCGTGAATAGAAATTGCTACCCTTCCGCCATCTCCATACGTGCCAAATTTGAAATATCCTTCCATTTTCCACCCATTCCAAGGGTTTTTAAATTCAAAAATCATATTGGGCACGAATCCTTTCCTTCACAGTTTTGCGTAAAAAGTGGCAAAAATCTGTGAGCATCAAGTGGCGAAAGCTGAAGAAAATCTACAAGAATGTCCTCTGGTTTTGGATAGTATGAAGAATCACTATACCAATCAGAAACCTGCCACTGTATTTCTTGCAATAAATCTTCGTATAATTCATCAATGGTTAAATCCATGTCAGAAGGATACGTTTTACGCAAAAATGCTTTGGCAATTTCAGCAAATTCTTCTTGTAACGTTTTTGTCTCTTCCATGCAGAAAAAACTCCCTTCAATGTTAGTACATAAGTTTGCACTTATGCCCTACACGCAGGGAAGAAAAAATCTTCCCTATTTTGAAATCCATACCCTTGTAGGATTACTTACAAGAAAATCAGTTCCGTACATCTTCAAGCAAACAATACCACAACACTCTGATACAGAATTTTCTGCAAAAGGCGGGACATAATATCCTTCAGTACGCAATATGCCCTTTAGAGATTTAATCATGGCTTCCATCGTATTATTCCTAAAAGCAAAATGCATACAATTAGTGTTGTCAATAAAAATATGGATTGCACCAGTTTTATCCATAGCAAAAAACTTGACAACCTTATATTTATTATGTTCGTCAATTCCGTACAATAATGTAGCACTAACTTTTTTCATAATTAAAAATCCTTTCAATAATATTAGTATGCCCAACACGTTACAAAAAGATGATTATATCGAGTTGATATAATCATCAATCTTGATTGCCATTTCTGAATCACAATATATCTCAAAATGAGTAAAATTGTAATTACCAGACGTTTCATACTTGATACCATTATCACGCAAAAACATTCTAAGTGCAATAATATCGGCATCGTTAATCAAATCAATATTATACCATCTTTTCATTATAATATTATCCTTTCTGTTAATTTATGCCCTACACGTTAACCACAACTGAAGAGGAATTTTCATTCCTCTTCAGATTCTTTCTTTGTTCCTCTCGGTGGAAGCACTACAGCATATTTCATAAATGTGCTTTCGGGCATTCCGTAAAGGGTTTCCACTTCTTCAGCAGATGTAACTGCTACAGCTTTGTGCAAATCATCCATGCCGCCATTATTAACGGCATTCTGCCACATTTCATTGCAATACTTCAGCACTTTTTCATCGTCACGATTGCCAGAGAGAGTAATTTCAACAGTTTCAACAGTTCCCCTGTTTACGTTCACGGACATAATGGAATAGTTCGTGCTGATAATAGTACGGGTAATCATTTTCTCTTTCATTGCTTTTAGTTTCCTTTCAAATGTTAGTTTTAAATTTAGGCATTTTTCATGCCCGACACGTTCAACATAAAAGAGGGTTTATATTAAACCCTCTAATGCTTTAACAACTTTATCCCATGCTTCCATTACGCGCTTTGCATTTTCAATCGTTTCATCACAATAATTATTTTCAACAGCGTAATCATAATTTGACTTTGCACTATTCAATCTGTATTCAAGGTCATCGTACGCCTGTTCTACAGCTTTCACAAGTGCAATTTTTTCTTGAATTTTCTTTGACATAATAATTTCCCATCCTTTTAATATAAATTAGCATTTTTCATGCCCGACACGTTAAGCATTAGCGGAAAGTATATGTTATTGACTTTCCGTACTTTCCACCAACGCCATAATCATTGAAAAATTTAGCGATATGTTGCGCAGACGTAGCAGTGTAACCATAAACGTTACGCAATACATCCACTTGATAGCCAAAATCACGGTCAATAACAGCAACAATAGTATTATAACTGCGAAGCAAATAAAAATTTTCTGTAGTAATTACTTCAGCCTGGCATGATCTCAAACGTTTAATATCATAATAATGATACAGATATTCACCGAATGCACGATTGTATAAATCCATTGCGAAATTATTGATCTTTTCTTGTTCAGCCTTTTTCATGATAGTTAAAATTCCTTTCAAAATTAAAATTATTTAGCACGAAAGGACGTGCCCGACACGGGGTAGCATAAACTACCCCATTTTAACGTGTTTCGTAGCAATTTTCAGCTTGACACATTTTCATGTGCTTTCCCCTAACCTTTTGAAAAAAGGTATTTTACGCCCTTGGAAAAAAGAGCGGGGTACACTCATCGGGGGCACTTTAACACTAACATTAAAGGTTACAATATGACACGATTATACCTGCCTGCACTTACCTGCGCTATTCTAACTTACAAGAAGATAGACATTCACCCTTCTTTACAGGCACGCTTAGCTCTGCTACCTGCTAAACGCTTGGTTCTATCGATTTTTCAAGGTTCACCCTATTTCGGTTAACCACTGCACCCCATAGGTAAGTTATACAGTTTCCATACTGCAGGTCTTAGGTTGTTCCCCTTTGTCCCTTGCAAGTATAATATACCACATCCGCGCGTATATGTCAACACTTTTTTGCACTATTTTCACTAAATATATTTTTAACTATCGGGCAGCGATGGGGAAACTGAGTACCCACAATTCCCTTTTATACTATACC